TACAGTATTAAAGTAAAGTTGGCACAAAAATTGCATACAAAATTAGTTACAATTATTGACAAAATTTTTTCATCAAATAATTGTAACTAATTTGTAACTAATTTGTAATACTTATTTAGTTGTTTATGTTGACAATAGAAATTTTATAGTTTATAATAATATTAGAAACAGGGAAAGGGGGTGCAGAAGGTGAAGGTAGATGTATTATTTCATTATATGAAATTCTGTAAAGCTAATAATTTAGAACCTAGTTTTATAGGATTGAAAGAGTTTTACTATTTAACTAAAGGTATTATTCACTAAAACTATTATAACATATGAAAGGTGGGTTTTGATTATGAAATTTAATTTAATTGCTGATTTAAACAGGGGTACTAGAAAATTCGACTATGAACTAACAGATAGGCATGAATATAAAAAGTTAGAAGAACTTTATAAAGAGAATAAAGACGGTGTATATATTGTAAGAATGTTTTACACTAACAAAAAATCTTTATATGGTGAAAATGAGGTAGTTGTAACAGATGATTACATTATCAATTTACCTAAACATTTAACAGAAACAGTTGAAAAGATTGTAAACAATGAAGAATATTTAAAACTAATTAATGAAGGTAAATTTGCATTTAATATTTATGAATATGAGTATAAGCAAGGTAAAGAAGTTAAAAAAGGATATTCTGTAAATTGGGGAATTGTTTAAAGGGTGGGGTGTTTACCCTACCCTATTTTAAAATGAAGGGGGTGAAATAATGGATATTAAAAAAATAGGTGCAATATGTAAGGACTATAGAATTAATGTATTAAAACTATCTTTAACTAATTTTGCTAAACTTAATAATGAAAACTTGCAGAATATACATGCTTTTGAGCATGGAAGGGCAAACAATATTAAATATCTATATATGTATATGAAACAATCAAACATATATCAATTAGAAATATTATTCAATAAACTATTCTATGATTTAATTAAAGAATAGTTAAAGATTAAAGGGGGTTATTAAATGAGTAAACCACAAATAGCAAGTGAAAAATATTTAGCACTAAAGAAAGAAGTTAGCAGAATGGCTAGTATGGCAAATAAGAGATTGAAAAGACTTGAAAAAAATGAATTAACTGATTTACCTGCTTATCAATCATGGGTTAAAGGTGGGGCAATTAAATTTAGTGTTAAAGGTAAAGACTACAATCAATTACAAGCGGAATTTTGGAGATTAAAAAGATTTTTAGATAATAAAACAAGTCTAGTAAGAGGGGCAAATAAATATTTAAGAGAAATGGCAGATAATATAGGTATTAAATATAATAGTTTAGCAGATTTAAAAGCTAAATCAAAGGAATTTTTTAAATTAGCAAATAAAATTAAAGAATATTATAAAATGAGTGAATTAAATGCACTGGCATTAGATTATCAGAAAATATGGGAACAAATTAATGTTCAAATTAAGAAAGGTATATTAGATTTAACAGGTGTAGAAAGTACAGAAGAAAGATTACAAAGATTTATACAAGAACTAGAAAAGGTATCACAGGTAGAAGATAATCAAGAAGGATTTAAAGAAGGTATTAAAGAATGGGATTTTATAAAAATATAATGGGGGTTGATTAAATGCTATGGTATCAGAATATGAAATTAAATAAAGAAGATTATAAAACAGTATCATATTTTGATACTCATAGCAAACAGGTAATTAAGTATTATAACATTGAATGTGCTTTTGATATAGAAACAACTTCACAGTTATATAATGGTGAAAAATGTGCATATATGTATATATGGATGTTTGGAATTGGTGAAACTGTTTACTATGGTAGAACATGGGAACAGTTTGGCGAATTTATGCAGATGCTAATTAATCAATTAGAAATTAATTTATATAATAGGTTAATTATATATGTTCATAATTTAGGTTATGAATTTCAATTCATGAGAAAATTTTTTGAGTGGGAAAATGTGTTTTCAACTGAAGAAAGAAAGCCAATAAAAGCAGTAATAAAACAAGGCATAGAATTTAGAGATAGTTATATATTAAGTGGTTATTCATTGGCTAATTTGGCTAAAAATTTAACTAAACATAAGATTAAAAAGCTAGTAGGTGATTTAGATTATTCATTAATAAGAAATAGTAAAACTGTTTTATCAGATGAAGAAATGGCATATTGTAAGAATGATATTTTAATCATTCTATATTATATTAATGAACAGATACAACTATATGATAATAATATTACTAAAATACCTTTAACTAATACTGGAAGGGTGAGAAAATTTGTAAGAGATAATTGTTATTACACTAATAAAAATCATAATAAGACAAGTAAAGGTAAATATAAAAGATATAGGGAATTAATGGAAGAACTAACATTAACATTAGATGAGTATATGATGTTAAAAAGGTGTTTTATGGGGGGGTTTACTCATGCTAGTTTAAATTATGTAGGGAAAACATTAGAAGATGTTACAAGTATAGATTTTACAAGTAGCTACCCTAGTGTTATGTTATCAGAAAAATTCCCAATGAGTAAGCCAATGAAGGTTGATTTAAGAAAAGAAAATTTTGAAGAATTAGTAAACAATGATGATGTAGGGCTAATGTTTGATATTAAAATTAAGGGGCTACATTCTAAACTAACATATGAAAGTTATTTAAGTGAAAGCAAGTGTTTTAGTCAAAAAAATGTAGTAGTTAATAATGGTAGGATATATCAAGCAGATGAGATTATAACAACTATTACTGATATAGACTATAGGATAATAAAGCAATGTTATTCATGGGATAGTATAGAGGTAGCTAATTGTTATAAATTTTATATGCAATATCTACCTAAACCTATAATAGAAAGTATATTAAAACTATATCAAGATAAAACAACTCTTAAAGATGTTGAAGGCTATGAGGTAGAATATTTACTATCTAAAGGTATGTTAAATAGTGTTTATGGAATGACAGTTACTGACATAGTAAGGGAAGTAATAGAATATAATGAAGAATGGAATATTGTTAAGCCTAGTAATGAAGAAATTGAAAAACAGATAGAAACCTATAATAATAGTCCGAACAGGTTTTTATATTATCCATGGGGGGTGTGGGTTACAGCATATGCAAGGCGTAATTTATGGAGTGGTATTTTAAATATTGGTGAAGATTATGTATATAGTGATACTGATAGTATTAAATTATTAAACTATGAAAAACATATACCATATATTGAATGGTATAATAAAAATTTAATTGAGAAGTTAAAAAAGATGTGTGATTTTAGAAAAATTGATTTTAATTTAATGAAACCTAAAACTAAAGAAGGTGTTGAAAAAATGATAGGGGTATGGGACTATGATGGACATTATACCCACTTTAAAACATTAGGTGCTAAAAGATATTTAGTTAGATATGATAATGGGGATATGGTTTTAACAGTTGCTGGACTATCTAAAAAGAATGGTATTGAATATATGAAAAAAGTTTGTAATAATGATTATAAAAAGGTGTTTGATATGTTCAATGATGAACTTTATATACCTGCTGATGAAACAGGTAAAAATACCCATACCTATATAGATGATGAAATGAAAATACAATCAATAGATTATCAAGGTAATGTTGAAGATATTTATATACCTTCATGTATTCATTTAGATAAGTGTGAGTTTACTCTATCAATTAGTAAACAATATGGTAAATTTTTAAAGGATTTTAGAGAAGGATATTTATTTAAAAATAGAAAGGGTGTTTAATTATGGCTAGAAAAAAACAGGAACAAAAATATTATAGTTTGGATAATATATTAAAAAAGAATTGTGTTTATAATGTTATATTTGGTGAAAGAAGTAACGGTAAAACTTATGCAGTTTTAAAGTATGGAATTGAACAATATTTTAAAACAGGTGGACAAATAGCAATTATAAGAAGATGGAAAGAAGATATTACAGGTAAGAGGGCTAGTGATATGTTTAGTGCCTTAAATTATAATGGAGAAGTTAAAAAGGCAAGTAATGGAGAATATGAGGGTATAACCTATTATGCAGGTAAATTTTATGTTTGTACCTATGCTGAAAATGGTAAACCTATTTATAGTGATAGTGATTGTATGGGATATGTATTTGCTTTATCAGATACAGAACATAATAAAAGTATATCATACCCTAGAGTTACTACCATATTATTTGATGAATTTCTAACTAAATTTACCTATTTACAAGATGAATTTGTATTATTTATGAATACAATTAGTACAATAATAAGACAACGAACTAATGTAAAAATCTTTATGTTGGGGAATACAGTTAATAAATATTGTCCTTATTTTGCTGAAATGGGTTTAACTCATATTGATAAAATGAAACAGGGTACTATAGATGTTTATACCTATGGTACAAGTGAATTGACAGTAGCAGTTGAATATTGTGAAAGTATGAAAGGTAGTAAAGAAAATAATTATTATTTTGCCTTTAACAATCCTAAATTAAATATGATTACAAGTGGGGCATGGGAATTAAATTTATACCCTCATTTACCTATGAAATATAAGCCTAAAGATGTTTTATTTAGATATTTTATAATATTTAATGATAGGATTTATCAAGCAAATATTATAGATGTTGATGGTGAAATGTTTACCTATATTCATAATAAAACTACAGATATACAAGATGATGATAATGACTTAATTTATAGCCTTGAATATTCTCACAAATTGAATTATAATAGAAATATATATAAACCAATAAATTCCTTGCAGAAAAAAATATTATGGTTTTTCATTAATGACAAAGTATTTTATCAGAATAATGAAGTTGGTGATGCTATTAATAATTACTTAAAAATATGTAAGAATTTATAAAGGGGGATTTTAAAAAAATGGGTATGGATTCAATTATTCAACTAATTAATGGGGTAGGTTTTCCAATAGCAGTATCAATAGCTTTATTTTATCAGAATAATAAACAAGATGAAAGGTATCAAGTACTAATTAAAGATTTACAAGAAGTTATAAATAC